GTGTTCCGGAGGCGGGGCCCAGGGCCCCAGGTATGAAGTCGGTCAGTGAAAGCCATTAGTTACCTGCCGCGATGAGATTGATCCGGTTGTCCTCGGCGATGGCCTGCATGAACTGCTGGGCTGCATCCCGGGCCGAGCGCTGGTCCATGACGCCCTGTACCTGCACGGTGATCGCACCGGTGTGGAAGTTCAGGGTGGGCGAGGCGCCCTTGGTATGAAGTCCGCCGACGCTGGCCATGGCGTTGTTCCCGGCCAGGACGTTACGGATGGCCTCGGCCTGGTAGGCGGGGATGATCATCTCGCCCTTGTGGATGCGTGCCGTCTGGTCGACGTCCACGTTGGTCGAGCCGACCGCGTACCCCTTGTAACCACCGCCGTTGTTCATGCTCTTGATGCCTGGGGTATTCCCCAGCGAGCCATAGCGGGAGTCCGCGTAGCGCACACCAGCAATGATGTTGTCGACCGGGTTCCAAATGTCCTTGTGGCCCTTGATCGAGTAGTGATTGAACGTCGAATCGATGGTCTGCATAATGCCCTTGGACGGGTGACCGGCCTTGGCATTGCTGTCCGTCAAGTTGATGGCCCGAGGGTTACCACCGGACTCGTGCATGATCATCGTGTTGACGATCCGCTCGTTGGCCTTCGAGTCCTGCTTGATGATTCCGAGCGCAGACTTGATCCACTTCGCGACGTTCCCCTTCGGCATAGGGCCGGTAGGAACGCCGTTGTCGCTCTTCTCCTTCTTGTCCCCGGCACCTCCGCTGGAGCCGACGCTCGCCGAACCGATGGCGGAGATACCGGCCGCGATGGCGTCGGCCTCCTCGGTGGACCCGTAACTGCCGACGTCCCCGCCGAAGCCCATGGTGGACAGGCGGTTGTCGGAGGAACCGGCGGTGTCGGTGCTGTCGTCGGACGGGTCGCCCATGTTGCCGACCGAGCCCAGGATCCGGCGCGCGTTGGTGAACTCGCTTGGCCGGTAGGAGCGGACGCGGACCACGGCGCCCGTGTGCGGCGCCTCAATGATCTTGCCGTTGCCTATGCACATCACGACGTGATGGGCGGGGTTCCCGTTGAAGAGAAGGTCGCCTGCACGGACCTCGGAGAGTTTCACTGCCGAGCCGGTCTTCTGCTGCTGCGCGGCCGTGCGGGGAATCGACACACCGATCTGCCGGAACGAGTACTGAAGCAGGCCGGAGCAGTCGAAGCCCTTGGGAGTGCTGCCACCCCACACGTACTTCACGCCGAGGTACTTCATGGCGACCTTGATGACCGCAGCGGCCGTCTTGCCTGCGCCCTGCGTACCGGTGGCCTTCGACCCGGACTTACCCGAGCCTCCCGTGGCGGCCGAGGCGTTGCTCTCTCCGGCGCCACCGAAGATGCCGATACCGGCGCCGATCGCACCACCGACCACAGCACCGACGCCGGTACCGATGACCGGGACGATGGAGCCGATAGCAGCACCGGTCAGTGCACCCGTGGCGGTGTCCACGCCGACGTGGCCCCACTTGTTGCCGGTCGAGCCCTTCTTGCTGACCTTGTCGACCAACTGACCACCGAAGTGGTGCGTGCCCAACGCGGCCAGGCCGAAGCCACCCGCTGCACCCAGTGCGGCACCGGACAGGTCCAGCGCTCCGGCCGCAGTCGCGGAACCTATTGCGCCTCGGGCGGCACCCAGGATGCCCCCGCCGCTGCTGCCTCCCATGCCCGCGAGACGGCCCACGCTGGCTATGCCACGCGCAGCACCGTAGGCGCCGAGGCCGCTGCCGAGGCTGGAGCCCAGCAGGGAGCCAGCGCCACCGCCCCAGCCCAGGAGCGTGTCAGCGCCCGTGGACTTGAGAACGCCCTGGAGCGCGGTGGAGAACTTGTCCAGCCAGTCCGTAGCGGTCTGGAGACCTTCGGTGAAGGCATCGTTGGTGTTGACGTCCTGGTTCCGCAGGGTGCCCGCACGAGTCATCAGAGAGTTGGCCGACGATCCACCGATGCCCAGCTTCCCGAGCGCGCTCTGAGCGGCGTTCTTCTTCTCCTGCGTGGAGCCGCTGTCGCGCTGGTTGGCGAGGCTGGTGTACGTCTGCGCAGAACCGCCGTGGATCTGCGCGAGCATCATGCCCTTGAGTTCACCCTTGACCAGTTGCAGGGTGTTCGCGTCCAGGCCCCAGGAGTTCAGTGACTGGTTCAGACCCGAGCCCGGGTCGTCGAGGGTCGCCGACAACTGTGCGTTCGACTTGACCCGCTTGAGTTCCGGGAACCGCTGGAAGATCTGCTGGGCGATCTGGCGGGGGCTCTGCTTCGTGCCGTTCTTGATCGTCTGAATGCCCATGCCGCGCAGCGTGTTGTACGTCGGTGCGCTCCACGCTGCGGCTGTGCCCTGGGCTCGCTGCGCCTCGGTCATGCCCGGGTTCATGTACCCCGACGTGCCCTTGACGTAGTTCCAGTTCGTGTTGAAGTTCGCAGAGCCGGGCGACATGCCCATCTGCGAAAGAGTGCCGTAGGCCTGCGCGGCGTCCTGGGTGGACGCGGCGGTGAAGTTGTTCTTGAAGGCCTGGTCCCGCAGGGTGTGCCAGGACTGGGACGAGTTCTGCGCCGCCTGGTAGGCGGTCGTCTGCATCACAACCTGGTCGGGCAACTGCTTCTGGCCCCAGGCGACAGCAGCGGTGAGACCACCCTTGAGGGTGTGCGGGCTCCTCGGGCCTCCGTTGTTGGCTGCGCCACCGCCCAGTCGGGGAGTGCCCGAGCCACCGGAACTGCCGGAGCCACCGTTGTTGGCCGCACCGCCGCCCTGCGAGCCGTTGTTGGAGAAGCGGACGCCCCCACCGTTGCCGGTGCCACCGTTCCGCGACATGTGGTAGTTGCTGGTGCCGTTCCATACGTCACCGAGCGCCATACCGAGACCCCGGCTGCGGGACATCTGCCCGACACCGGAACTCACACCCTGGAGACCCCTGTTGAGGTCCGTCACGGTACGCGCGAGGGCAGAGATCGCGTCCTGGGCCTTGTTCCATCCCAAGAGCGGTCCCTGCCCCGCCACAGTACTCTCAGCCATTTTCTGCCTCAGCCATTCGCCTATGTCGCTGCGCCTTGAACCACTTCACCCAGTGAAGACGCTCGCGCACGGTCAACCGGCGAATCTCGCTGAGGCTCCATGCCGGACTTAGTTCAACTAGTTGCTCGTATTCAAAGTACGTGTCGTGGTAATTACAGGCCCTGAAACAGATCCCCCGCACTGATAAAGAGGGGGACCTCCTTTCCACACACATCGTGTGTGAACTTGACATCATTGTACTGAGGGCCAGGTTGCTTTTCCTCAATCGCGTCGAGGATGCTCTTCCGGTCGATGATGCCCATGGAACGCGCGAACTCGGGATTTCCGGTGACTGCGTTCTCGGAGCCGTCCGCCTCCACCACGGAAATGAGGCAGCGCGAAAGCAGGAGGGTGTTCTGCTCGGACTCGGTGGTGCGCTCGACAACGGCGAGGATCGCGTCCTGGTCGGAGCCGACGGGCAGCCGGACGAAAGCCTTCCGGCCCCGGCGGAGTTCGACTTCGAAGATGCGCTGGGACGGGTCGTCCAGGCGCCGGACGGGGATCTCGTCGAGGGTGACGGAGAGGCGGAACTCCTCGCCGCAGTGCGGGCAGGAGAAGCGCTCCCACACGATCTCGTCGCCGTAGGTCGCGCGCCGGATCTCCATCAGCAGAGCGTCGCGGTCGCCGAGCAGGAGGTTGCCCAGGAGAGCGGGGCCTGCCTTCTCGTCGCCCACCGAGACAGTGCCGGAGGTGAGAAGGGTGGAGATGAACTTGGCGATGCCGCCCTGGCGGGCCTTGGTGATGGCCTCTTCGTCCGCGCCGGTCAGTTCTCGGACCTCGGCGTCGTAACGGGTGCTGGCGAAGTCGTTGCCCAGAACAAAGCCGCCCGGCAGGCTGAAATTGCCACCTGCCGGGAAGGCGATGTCGGGCTTCTTGACCTCGGTACCCTCGGAGAGCAAAGCCGCAATGGCAGAGTTTGCTGCACCAGGGTTCGCAAGGGGGTTGGAGTACCCCTCGGTATGAAGGTCGTTAGCCACTGGTTGTGCTCCTAGTCGAGTTTCGGGAATCCGCTATTAGAAACTAACGGAAGACGAGCCCGTGCTGTTAGCCAACTTGAACTCGAAGCCCTCGTGGGCGAGGGTCATCTGCTGGACGATGATTGCGTTGGCGCCTGCATCCAGGTCAGAGAAGGCCACCGCTGTCGGCCACGCGTTGTAGACGCGGAATGCCGCCTTGGCGGGGGTGGAGCCGGAAGTCACCGGGTGGTCGAGCACCTTGATGTCGACCATGTGCCGGAATTCCGCACCGGCCTTTCCGTTGCCGGTGCCCTGGAGGACAGTGAACAACTGCCGCATCCAGTCCATCATCTGGCTGTCGCCGACCGCGAGGCCCTTGGACAGCGTGATGGGGGCGAAGTCGCTCTGCCCTGGCATTTTCTGGGTCGTAGTGTTCATTCCGCCCTCGCGGTACGGAATCACCTCAGTCGTTACGTTCAGCCCCGAAACGGACATGAAGCCCATGCGGGCGAAGCCCTTGATGCCGGGGTGCTGGATCTGCACCTGGAACTTGAAGTTCCTCAAGGGATCGGTGGCGATGTGCCCGATGGTGGGCGAAGTCGTAGCCATCAGTGGGTTACCTCTCAGGAAGTGGTCGTGCTGTCGTTGACGGTGGCCCCGCCGCTGGACTGACCGATCTCGATGACGATGAATTCGGCAGGGGTCTGAAGAGCGACACCGACGGAGATGTTCACCGCACCGTTCGCCACCGACGCGGGGGTGTTGTTGGTCGAGTCGCAGACGACGAAGAACGACTGGTCCGGAGTCGATCCGGCCAGCACGCCGGTCTGCATCAGCGTCAGCAGGTACTGCGAGATGACGGCGTTGACCTGGTCCCACAGGATCTGGTCGTTGGGCTCGAACACCGCGAAGCGGGTGGCGTCGAGGATGCCCTTCTTGATCAGCATCAGCGACCGGCGAACGGAGACGTAACGGTCCGGCATGCCGAGGCTCAACGTGCGGGCCCCGTAGATGACGAAGCCGGTGCCCGGCATGGACTTGAGCACGTTGACGCCCGCCACGTTCAGCGTGTCCTGGTCGGCGTTGGAGAACCGGAACTGTACATCGAGCACGCCCTTGAGGACCGTGTCGATACCGGCCGGGGGCTTCTGCACACCGCGCGAGGCGTCGGTGCGGCTGTACTGACCGAGGACCGCGCCGCCAGGAGGCAGCAGACGGGCCGAGCCGGACGACGAGGTGGCCGGGTCGTTGACGATCAGCCACGGCCCGTAGATCGCCGCGTACGAGGACGCACGGATCGCCGAACCACCCGAGGACATGCCCTGGAGGCTCAGTGCGTAGGAGTGCGCGTTGTCCGCGCTGGTGGCCTTCTGGCCGTCCACGACGACGAAGACCGTGCCCTGCCCTTCGGCCCACGTGATGATGGGGTTCAGGACGGTGGCGGAGGTGACACCGGGAACGTTCAGGACCAGGTTCTCCTCGACGACCTCCAGCCGCTGGGTAGCAGTGGCCAGGTCAGCCGCAGCCACGCCGTCCGAACCGCCCGCCAGCGGGACGCCCGCCTGGAGCGCCGGGGCATGGTTCGGCGCCCACGCGGTCTGAAGCAGGCTCTCGACCTGAATGAACGAGGAGCCCGTGACCGGGGAGTTGATCAGGGCCGTCGCGTTGCGGGAGTCGGCCGGGTCCAGGGAGACGTCGGTGAAACGCTCCTTGAGGAATTCGGCCGTGGCGCCGCCCACGTAGACGTACAGGTCGAACCGACCGGAGCCGGAGGAGGCCGCCGTGACGTCGAGGTAGACGCCGTTGCCCCACCCGCCCGGGGATATCGCCTTGACCTTGAGGGTGTCCTTCGCGGTCGTCTCGGTGTCCTGAAGGGTGACGGACGCCGTGACCGCGTCGGAGGCGGCAGCGCGCACGATGTAGGCGCTGTTGCCACCGTTGTTGAAGAACTGGTAGACGGCGAACGGGAGCATGTCCGAGGTGTCGCCGAAGCCGCCGTAGGTGGCGACGTACTGCGAGAAGGACGAGACCAGCGTCGGGGCGAGCGGGCCGCCCTGCTTGGACGTGCCGACGAAGGCCGCGACGGACTCACCGGGAGTCGTTGCGGTCTGCGCGAGCGGGGTCAGCGTCTCGTTGATGTAGACACCAGGCCGCTTGTAGACAGTCATCTGTTATCTCCTGTTAGGGGTTATTTCCTGGGGCTCCGAATTACTGATCCGGTGTCTGTGGTGCGGTTACGTCTTCCAGGTAGTACTCGAAGTCCAGTGCCACGGTCTGTGCCTTCACGTACTGCAAGGCCGTCGCCGGAAGCATTTCGCTGGAAACAGAGATCAGGTATTCGCGGCGGAACAGCCGCTTTCCGTCCTCGTCTCGGGTGTCGACCAGCTCGGGCCCCCCAAGCAGATCCAGTCTGCGCACCGTTCCGTCTTCGGGAATCGCGAGGAATCCGAAGCGGGAAGGAATCCGGTCGTGCTGGGCAAGGGCCGCAGCAAGCGCCATGTCGTGCCAGTAGGTGCGGGAGAAGACGACAATCCGGAACCGCAGGTCGTACGGGATGGGGTACTCGACGATGTACGGGGACTTGGTGACGTCGTACGACGGGGAGTCCGGGTTCCACCACGGCTCAGAGCCCTCGGGCGCGTACGGGAGCCTCACCTGACCTCGGTGTTCGCGCTCGTCGGCCTTGTCGATCCCTGCGTGCTCGATGACGATCAAGGGGAACGTCTGCTTGGACAACTCGCTTTCCGGCACGCGGTAGCGCACCGGGACATCGCGGCCATCCGGTGCGTTCACGTCAGTGACGGTGAGGCCCTGGAGTTTCGCCTTTACGGCGCGGTCCTCATTGATGAGCCATGGCAAAGCGGGCCTCTTGAGATCTCGGAAAGCGGAAGTCCTCCGGCATTCAGGATCTCAAGAAGCCCGTCGAAGTTTGTAGTCAGGCCTTCTGGGACCAGCGCGCGAACTGCGCGTCGTTCACCAGCTCGTCCGGTTTCATCTGGACACATTCCATGCCGACGATGATGTCTCGGTTCTGGATCTGTCCCAGCACGGAAATCGACGAGACCCGAAATACCGTGTCGTCATAGACGATCCGGTCGGTAAGGTACTTCTCGTGATCGATGTCCTGGTCGGTGAAACCCATTTTCCGCAGCGCGTCGAACGAGGCGGTGATGTGCAGGTTGTCCACCGTGTAGAGACCCTGGGTCGTGTCCTGCGCAGGGCCCTGGTTGTGGACGACGTGCAGCGCAGGGATCCGGTACGGGCCGACGAAGATCTTCCCCTGGCCCGTGCCCTCGTCGTACAGGTCGTCTCCGGCCGGGTCGGCGTGGGAGAAGCGGTAGTACTCCGCCCGTTCGCCGACCTCTGTCTGGCGCCCGCGCAGGACCCCCATGATGTCGGTGGTCTCGTAGGTGGCGTTGAACCTGCCGTGGGTCTTCCAGTCGAGTCGGCCCATCAGTAGCCCCAGGATCCGAAGACGCTGGAAGGCACGCCGGACTCGTCGTCGTTCTGGTGGCCCGGCCCGATCGGCGGGAGGATCCGCTGCGGCAGGGAGTGGTCGTCGTACTCGCGCTCACGGAAGAGCGGCACCAGGCGGCCGGTCGTACGCGAGACCCGGCGCAGGTTGCTGACCTCGATCGAGTACAGGCCGACACCCATCTTTTCGCAGAGCGTCTTGTACCTATCGGTGAGCATGCCGATCTGCGTCTGGATCTGGGCGAACCTCTGGCCACGGTCCACCGAAGTGCCGTCCGAGGTCTGCACGTTGATGTCAGTCGCCGCGTCCGTGGACAGCGCCCACATGGCCTCGATGGCGGCCAGCATGACCACCATGACGTCCTCCTCCGGCGGGAGGGTGGAGACATCGACAGCGACCTCGTCGTACTTGATGAAGCCGTGGCTGTCCTTGTAGC